TATCAACGGTCAAAATCCGCTTCTCACCGGTCTTCTTGGCCGGCAACTGGCAAGCCGCCTTATTGTTCAAAATCATGTTTGGCGCATAGAACGCTTTTATGATCTTGCGCTGCTTGTTAATGTCGTCAAAGCTAAATAGCCCGCCGTCTGTCGTGCCAATAAACAGCGCCTCATTTTCCATGCGGAACCGTATGTCAGAAAACGTCGATTCTGTCATCTCGTCTTCTACCTGGCTCTTCAGCAGCAGGTTTTCCTTAATACTCATCTGGTACGGGAATCGGAAACAATAGTAATTTTTCGTGGTGTCAAACATGTTCACAAAGTAATCCTTGCACAAATCCCATGACCAGTGCTGTTCAAACCATGCAGAGCTTAGGTACATCTGCTGGTTGCGTTCCGCCAAATGGGCATACTTGGGGTTGTCCATGTAGCCGGGGTGGCGGATGTAGTTCAAAAACTTCTTCAAAACCAGATCCAGCACTTCCTTGTCAACCATGCGGTACTCGTCAATGATCAGCAAACTCGCACGGCCGCCACGGGCAGTATCTGCGGCGGTCACAACCTCAATCACACTGTCATTGCGGAAGGTTATCTTCGCCACACTCTGGTTTATCGTTATATCTTTTATCTCACTGCGCAGTAATGGGCTTCGCGGCACCAATTCTTGCTCAATCTTTTTCAGTACCAAGCTACCCTGGTTTCGCGTTTTGCTCGCAATCACAATCAAGCTGCCTGGGTACAAGATCGCTTTCCAACAGCAGAAAATTGCACATAGGAACGTCTTGCCTAGCAATAATGTTATCCTACCGGCTTTTTATCCGGCAGTTCTTATGGTTTCCCATAAGTTCAGCATACATTTTCACCCTCTAAGGGTGCCGGGCACTCGTGGGCGGATTATATTCTGTCAGTAACAGGTTCACTGCCTATGCGTTACAATACCTCCTTCTATTAAAAAGGTAGGTTATCTCGGTATTAGCATTTTACAGCCTCTACCGATTTTGTCCGGTTCTCTCAAGCTGGTTTCCCAACCTAGGGGCCTAATGTTGACCACGCGCCGCTATAAAACAAAAATTTGTGCATAGCGCCATGCAATAAATCAAAATCTGTTGGAACATCTTCAGGTTTACGTTCAAATAATCCTTGCAAAACCTCTGCGGGTTCGCTCGGTAAAAGCTGGCCCACAGTGCCACGGCATTCATAATCCGGCTTGTCTTATCTTCCGTAACCTCTCTTGCAGTTTTCTTCACCATTCAAGCACCACCTCATTCTCCGGGGGTGCCAAAAATGGCGTTGCGGATACTCTCGTTCTCTTCCTCTTCTCCGCCGGTGTATTCAGGTCGGTGCGCCGTATAAGGTGCCATGCCTTCCTCGTATTCTTTCTGCCACGGGTTCTTGATCTTGAACAGTTCCATCATTGGTCCTGTCACCCAAGTGCGGAAATATTTACCAATTCCATCCACGTCTTTCCATTCAGGCGCAGCTTCCGGGATCGGCTTTTTGTCTTCCCACTTTTTAATCAAGGTGCCAAATGTATTTGCCTCTGCCAGCGCATTATCGTTCGTCTGGTTCGGCTTAATATTGGCGCTGCCCAGCAGGTTCTGCAAAGTATCGCTGGCCTCTTTTACCTTCTTGGTGTCACCCGTCTGGTATGCCTTGGTCAGCATAATCTGCGCCATACTGATTGCTTTGAACAATTCTTCCTGCGCCTTGGTGGAGCACTCATACCGGGTAATCCAGTCCTTGTATTCATTGTCCAGCCGCACATACTCGGCCTCGTTGAACCCTGGCCCCCAAAACCCAACCATGCGCTGGCTTACCTTGCCGCCGTTTGGTCGTGTCTCACTGATATCGCTTACATCATTGATCACCCGCCCGTTGATTTCTTCCAGGTAGGTATCAAAGGTCTTGCCATGGTTCTGGGTCATGTTGCAATGTCTGATCCAAGCTGTCATCCGGCTTGTGTTCGGGGCGTGCTTTGCCGTGCTTTTCAGCAGGCCCTCGCTGTAATAAATGTCAAACAGCATGCACACCCGCTTCATGGCCTCATCCTCATTGCCCAGCGCCTGGGTATAATGGTCAACCAGCTTGTCCATGCAGCTTTTGCATACCGGGAAGTAATGGTTGTTCCCTCGCCACAGCTCGCTTTGCGCAGGGGAAAAATTATCCTTCTGGTGCATGAACCGCTTGCCGCAGCAGGCACAAACAAAATACGCAGGCCCATCGTCCTCTGCCATCATGCGGCGGATCTTGGCCTGCGCTTCTGCGTTTTCTCGTAAAATTGTAGCTTTATTTTTAGAGCCTTTCGGTCTTCCGGCCATGTTCAGTCACCCGCCTTATTGGCGCGGTTCCCGTTCTCATCATAATCACGGAAGTTGTTCCGGCACTCGTTCCAAAACTCCACCACATCCATCAGTTTCTGGCTGCGCTTAAACACACAGTAGCTTGTCTGGGTAATGGGGTTCATCTGCCGGCTCTCATAGCTCAAACCAAACGCCTTCAAAAAATTCGTAAGCCGCGCCGAATAACTGCAAAAGTATTCGGGCTGCTTCTTCTCATACTCACCCACTCTAAAGACCATCCCCTCTCATCAAAAAATCCCACGCTCTAATCCAGCGTAATATCGTAACAGCAGTCCACGCCGTAAGCATTCACCACCAGCACGTTCTGCTCTGGTTTATTTCGCAATCTCTTATCCATGCAGTAGCAGTCCGCGCCATCCACACAGCCGCTTTCGTATACTTTCGTATCGTATACAGTCGTCAGGGCATTGGTGTGGCGGTGTCCCATCAGCACAATGTCAGGCTTATCACCTGTCATCATAGTCAAGGTCTGTACCACGCTGCCCGGTGTGTCTTTGTCACCATGCACTGCATACACCAGTCGGCCGCGTACCATAAAGTCCGCAATCGTCTCGTCAATCGTATTCTGGTAGGTTTCCACATTACCCAGCGCCGTGCAGCGTGCGCCCACAATATAAGTCACAAGCTTGTCCAGGTATTCACCGTGCTGGTTATCCTCCTTGGCGGGGAACACCCGGCTGTGGTTACCC